ACAAGGCGAAGCCGTCACCCTCGACGACACCGGAACCGTTAAGCGTGCGCATAGAGGCGACGAGCGCGGCACGGCTGGTGTCATCCCAGTCGGCGGCGTCACCGAGGAACAGCAACGTCAGGTGGATTTCGTCGACCGGTAGGCCACCGTCGACGGCGAGCCGCTCGGCGACCGCCGCGGTCGGGACCAGAGCGACCATGCCTTTGGTTTTGGGGTCGGCCACAGGGACCACCCCCCGTCGCCGTCAGCTAGTAGACGAGGGACCGTTCAGTTCCAGACGGCCCTGACAAAACCTCTGCAGCGGCCCCGGCCCAAACACGACCGGTTACCTGACGCCGGGTAGACCGCGAGCGCGGCTTCGAGGGTGGAGAATTCGGTGCCGTGAGCCCCGGCGCAGGGCAGGCAAGTGTTGGAGTCCAGCTGTTCCGTCGCGACGTACGTCGCCGCTGGTGCCGCCTCGAGAACAGCGATCCGGCCCGCGTTCTGCGCCGCCGACAGCAGCGCGCCCACGTTCTCGCCGACCAGACCGTTCGTGCTCGTCCCCAACTCGTCGAGATGCGCCCGCACCGCCGCGGCCACCACATCCGGGTCGGCACCCGCCGACTGCAGGGCGGTCTTCGCTGCGCCGGAGGAGTAGCCGGCAGCGATGAGCGCGGCGACAGCTTCCGCGGTCTGCTGAACCCTGTCGGTGCCGGGCCGATCAGGTGCCACAACCGCCACACCCTGCGCTGCGGCTTCGGCCACGACGTTCGATGCAGCCTCGACAGCGAGACCGGTGGCGCCGCCGCCGAGCATGAGTGACACGGCAGCGACGACACCAGCGGACACGGCCAAGGTGCCGAGCGCCGCGATGTCGCCTCCCGACGCGGCGGTCTGCGCCTGGGCGGTGAGCTCGTCCACCATGGGTTGCGCCATGCCGGGCCACTGCTCGAGCAGCCCGGCTTGGGTGTCAACCCACTGCTGCTGGATCGCGGCGTAGTCCGGCTCGGGGTCGTCGCCGGCGGCGAACAGGGCAAGTTGGCCCTGCTGCGGGCGACGCCTGGCCCTGCTGCGGGCCGCAGCTACGGGCGTGGTCGCGGGCGTGGTCGAGGCAGGCGCCGGAGTGACAGCCGGTGGGGGCACGGGAGGCGGCGGTTGAAGGGGCGGCGGTGACTGCGGCTCCCGCTCCGGCAGCCGGAACTCGCGCCGCACCCACGACTCGAGGGCCGGGTCTGCGGCCAGCGCACCCGACTGCATCAGCAGCGACAGCGACTCCGCGTTCACATCCCGCTGCGAACCGATGTTCGACACGGCGACCGTGGGAACCGGCTCGTCCAAACCCCAATTCCATTCGACCAGCCGGGCCGCGACCTGGCGGGTGACCGTGTCCGCGAGGTTGGAGGCGACCGCCCGCAACGCCATCATCAGCACGTTGACGAACGTGTCACCCAAAGCCCGTGAGCCGTTGGTGGTCTCACCCAGGTCCATGTGACCCATCAGGGCCATACGCGAAGCCTGCTGGTCCAGGTATTTGATGAAGGCCAGCGTGTCCGGTGTCGACCCGGTCATACCGACGAGTTCGAAGACGAACCCGGGCGGAACAACCGCGCCGCCGGACTCCCCGACCCGCGCCGACGTGGCCAGGCCCAACGCCGACGACATCTGTGCCTCAGTCGGCTGAGTGCCGGCCAACGCCTTCATCGTGGGTACGCCCATGCCGAAGCGGCGCGACGACGTGGCCAGAACCCGCTGGAGTTCCTTCTTCAACAGCCACGGCCCGTACGCCGGGCGCAGCAGGGACTGACCCTGGAAGGAGGTGCCCTCACGGTCGTGGCAGTACCACACCATCCGGTCGGCTTTGATCTGCGGAACGTCGAAGTTGCCGATCTGGTCCTGGCTGACACCGAGGAACGACCCGGCACGCGGGTCGGTGTGGATGTAGGTGATGGTGTGCGGCGGACGTTCGGCCAGGGCGATCAGCCGGACCAGGCCGTCGCGGACTGCGACCTGCATTTCGAAGCCGTAGTGCCCGTACACCAGGGACAGCAGCGCGGTGCGCAGGTGTTCCGCCCAGGACACCCCACGGACCCGGGCGGCGCGGGGCTGGTCGTCACCCATGATCGGCAGGCCGAGGTCGTCGGCGACCAGCTGGGCGACCTCAGGCCTACACCCGGCAGGGTCGACCGCCCACGTGGCCTGACGGATCTGCAACGTCCAGCCGGCCAGGATCGCGGCGAGCTGCGGGTCACGCCTCATCGAGGTGTAGGTGGCGTTTGAGAGCGGATAGACGAGGTTGGGGATCAGCTCGAGGGCTTCACCCAGCCACGCGTCGTAGGTGGTGTCGGAGACGATGCCCTTGAGCGAGGTCGGCGGGGAGGCCACGGAGACCACCCCGCTCGTCACGCTAGAAAGGCTCGTTCATCCAGTCGACGTCGGTCAGTGCGGCGGGACCGCGATGCTGAGGCTGAGTGCGCGGAATCATCGGCGCCCACTTCGTCACCGCCACACGGACCGCGTACGAGCCCACGTCGACCTGGTCGTCGTGGGAGCCGTTGGGGAACGCCGAATGCTCGTCGACCCAATCGCCGAGCCATGTCGCACCGGCTGGCAGCCACACTCGGCCGCCAGACGCACGAGCGGAGTAGGGGAGCGCCCTCGAGAACTTGTCGCCCTCAGCGTCAACGGGAGTGATGTGCAGGCCGTTCTGGGTGGCGTCGATCGCCAGCGTCGATGACTGGAACGACTTCTCGATGAAGGCGGTGTCGACCCGCCACCGCTCGGCCAGCGGGCGGAACAGGTCGAAGTGGTTGGTCTCGCCGACCTTCGCCTTCATCCGGTCCAGAAGAACCAAGTCGCCGTCGTGGGTCAGCGCCCACGCTGCGGCGACCGTCCAGTCCGCCGACGTGCGGGTTGATGCGGCCAGGTCGCCGGTCAGGAACCGCCAGCAGTCACTCAGGGCGTAGACGTGTCCGCCGAGGTCGAGACGCTCGGCGTTCTCGATCCGAGGTGCCGGCGACCAGTAACGCCACCAGAGCCTCTTGAACAGGCCACCCTCGGCGGGGGCTGGTCGGCCCTGATAGAGGGCCGACCAGACGTACGAGCCGACAGACTTCTTGATGCCTTCCCAGTCGCGGTCACCGCGAGCGGAGATCATGTACTCGCCAGGCGAACGCCCGAGCAGGTCGTCTTCGCCGTCCTCAGCCTGGGCCGGGATGTTGATGACGGTCCAGCGTCCGCCGTCTTCCTTGCGGCCTTCATTCTCGAGGAGCCAGCCGGCGGCGTCTCCTTCGTGCCAACGTGTTTGTACGAGCACCACGCGGGCGCCGGGGCCGAGCCGGGGAACTGCCACGGCCTGCCAGAACCTGACGAAGCGTTCCCGGTAGCTCGGGGACTGCGCCTGCTCAAGATCCTTGATCGGGTCATCGATGAGAATCACTTCAGCCGGTCGGCCAGTCACCGATCCCGCCACGCCTGCACACAGCATCCCGCCGCGGTGACCCTCAATCTGCCAGCGGCCGGCGGCACGCGAGTCTGACCTCAGCCGAATCCCGAGATCGGTGGTGGCTTCGTCGCCGTTGAACGTCTCGAAGTCCCGCTTGACGTCCGAACCCCAGCGCCGCGCGATCTCATCACTGTAGCTGATCATGATGATGCGCATCGCCGGGTCGACGTTCGACAGCAGCCACTCCGGATACCAACGGGATACCGTCGTAGATTTGGCTTCCTGCGGCGGCATCGACACCATCAGCCGGTCGATCTCGCCGTTCGCGACCTTCACCAACGCGTCGTTGATCAGGTTCAGTGCCGGCGTCCGCACGATCGTCTTGTCCAGGTCGGCGGCCATGTCCAGCGGTGAAGCCCAGCGGCGCGGACGGGACGCGAAAGCGATCCGTTCCTGCTCAGCCTTCAGTGCCCGCAACTGTTTCAGCTGCCGCAGCTTCGCCAGCTTGACCTCGTTGAAGCTCGGCGGTGAGACGCTGGATTTCAAGGTCGACTGCGTCAATCGACACCACCTCGTGCCGCTGCGGCGCGTCGAGGCCGAGGAACTTAGCCCTGCGTTCCTGGATTTTCAGGATGCGGTCGATCGCGGAAAGCGTCGGGCCGTCGTCGAGGATCGGCTGGTCCATCTCGTCGCGGACGATCCGGCCGTGGGACACCGTGACGTGCTGCCGCTGCAGAACAGCCCACGCTTCGGTGAGAAGCAGGTCGAGCCGCTGAAGCTCTTCCTCGCGGTACGCCTCGACGGAGCGGGCCTGCTCGACGACTGCGGTCTCGAGGGCGCGCGTCACATCCTGGCAGGCGGCGCCACGCGTGGTGTAGCCGAGATCGTCGGCGATCTGCTGGTAGCTGGCACCGGCCATCCGCATGTCGATGGCCTGCTTGCGCCGCTGCGCCGTGTCTGCTCGTTTAGCTCGAGAGGCGGGCATGTTCACCTATCCCCACGGGTCACGCGTTGTAACTGAATTGGGCCAGCGGAGCTGCGGAGCGGGTGTCGACCCCACTGGGCGGCCTAAGATTGATCTCCGTTGGACGAACCTTCGTCACTCTCCGTGGACGGCGCGGGCCGCGGCATATCGCAGCAGCACGGCCCGCACGCCATCCACGGGTTAAACAGTCGGGTCGGCCGGCGGGGTGTCGGAGCCGTCCGCGTCGCCCACGGCCACGTCAGCATCAGCCAGGTCGGCCTTCAGCCCGTCGAAGATGAGCTGCGCGTCGGGCTGGAGCTGACCCTGCGCGGCGAGGAGCTGGTCCAGCTTGGCGCTCACGTCTGAGCGGTAGTCGGCGAAGGCGGTCCGGAGTTCAGTCAGCTGGGTGGTGGCGTTGGCCATGAGTTCCTCCAGGTGAGGGATGCGGTCGGTACCCAGCCAGTGCCGGATCAGCGCTGGCAGGCTCGGGTTCGGTGCGGTCACGTGGACTCCTCGTGTGTGGTCACACGGCAGTACAGGGCCTTGAGGTCGGGCGAGAAACGGACCGGGGACCAATGGGTCCGGCCCTGAACCACCAGGTGGCCGTCCTCGCACACGGCGAGAGGGCGAATCTTGGCGGCGGCACCGGCGAGCCAGTCGAGGCTGAACGGCA